AAAGACCTTGGACAAAGAATTGGCTGCCCATAGTTGTACTTCAGGAACGCCTGACGCTTCTTTAATTTTTTGGATAATCTTTTTCTCTCTTTTGACTAACTGGAGTTTTAAACTCTCGGCTCTGTCCCGATCTACACGCACTCCCTCTTGTTTCATTGCTAATACCACAGGAAGCACTTTCATTTCTAAATCAAAGATGTTCCAAAGGTTTTGTTCTTCCAATAAAATCTTGAAGTGATTCCATAATTTTAGTGTGAGGGCGGCGTCCTGTGTGGCATAAGTTCCTACATAAGCGGATGGTAAGCGCCACATGTCAGCCTTAGGATCAAGTCCCCACTCTTCAGCAGCTTCTTTAAGTTCTCCTTCTGACTTACCTTCATTGACGTACTCACGACCTAAAGCGTTAAGCGAAAACCAAAATTGATTCTCGTCAATTAATGGTGCAACAATCATTGTGTCAATAATTCTGCCTTCAACAGGGATGTCGTGATGGCTCAGCCATCCTATATCGTAAGTAGAGTTGTGAAATATTTTGTCGCTATCTGTAGCACAAACTTTCTTTGTAAACTCTAGCACTTTCTTTTTTGAAAAGTTAAAGCCTGACTCATGAGCAAAAGGAAAATAGTTTTCGTACCCGTCAATAGCAAAAGAGATACCAACGGCCTCTCCGTCTCCTCTTATGTACCCAGGGCCTAACTCTTTTAAATTTGGATCTCTAGTCTCAAGGTCAATGGCTATCTCTTTAGCCTGACACAATAACTCTGTTGGAAATACATCTGGGGGAATCCACTCTGTGGGTGGTTTATATACAAAACTCATATAACATACCTGTAATAATCATCTTGGGCTTGGATCAAATAAAGGTTATCTATCGTACGAGTTATCGCAACATAGAACTGCCTGTGAAGCCCATCTGGTTGTAAAATAGAGGATCGCTTTTGTGACTTAGATAAGTCTAAGTACACAGCAACGTTCTCCGCTTCCCCACCTTTTGCCTGGTGAATTGTTGAAATGACAATGCGTGGTTCTTCATGTAAGTCTTCGTTATTCTTTAGTGCTTTCTCTATGAAACTTCTTCGTTCTACGTCTATCGTTTTTTCAAATGCTTCTTTCCAATCTTGACCTAAACAGTCGGGTTTTAATCCGTAGTTGTCAATGATCTCTTTTAAGGTAACTACTTGTCCTTTGTTAGGAGCTTGATTCACTTGGCTAAGGAAACCTCTTTTTACTCCTGTCTTACCTAGATACGCATACAAGTCTGCTAAATCTCCTAGTGTTATATCTTCTTTGTTGGATAACTTTTCCCAAATATCTATGGCTACCATCATCTTACGCGGAATATATCTGTATTGGCTATGGGCAAAGGGATGACCATTATCTATTAAATACTTTCTTACATTATAACCTTTGGAAGCATCGGTCAGCATGTAGTCACATGAAGCTAATATTAACCATTGTCCTTTATCTACAGGTAACATATCAATCGACCCTACCTTATTAACTGTACCTTTTTCTTCACGAGGTTTATAAGTCTTTGGTTCCCGAAGAGTAATACGTTTAGAGATCTTCTCTGCTATAGGGTGTACCTTTGAAGGTATTCGATAAGACTGATTTAAGATAATATTTTCACCTTCGTAACCAACAAAACGCTGAGGCTTTGCTCCGTTCCATTCATAGATGGCTTGATCGTCATCACCTGCAATAAAAGTTTTCTTAGCATTGCCCGCTAACTTTTCTACAAGCCTCCAGTTTAACTCTGCCAGATCCTGGGCTTCATCGACAATAAGCACATCCAACTCTGGCGGTGTACCATCGACCAAGAACTTATTAATCATGTCTGCAAACGAATACACAGGAGGAACTCTCGATAGACGAAAGTTTTCCCAAGCGTCTGCTATAGGTTCAAGCATGTGAATGACTACTCCTTTACGCTGTTCTTTTTCTAAAGACAATCGTTCTTCTTTAAGAGAGCGACAGTTAGCTTTTGCACGTTCTATGATATCGAAATAAGGATCTTGGACTACGGACCTAACTGCTCTCGGAGTTGCTCCATACTTTTTAGTCAGGTTAAAATCATGACCTTCTAAAAACTCATATACGTCTTTGCCCCCCATTACCTGTGATATTCCCATGATACGTTTGCAGAACGCATGGCTTGTACAGAAGTAAGGCATTTCATCAAAGCCTAAACCAAAACGTAAGTGCGCTCTGTTTTTACCTTCTTCTGCTGCTTTAACAGAGAAAGATATAAAGGCTATCTTTTCAGGAGGAGTTCCTTTATCAAGATACTTTTCAATAATGTTCATTAACGTTGTTGTTTTTCCTGTGCCTGGAGGACCGAAATATTTAGTTACTCTTCCCATGGTTTTAATTCTTCCTTAATTTTAAAGTCGTTATTTGATATTGTTTCTTCGTTTAGTTCTTCTATATCTAATACCCAAATCTTTTTGTTGCCAATAGACTTGTCGATGTATTTTGATATGTTAGCAGCACCCATTTCTTTTAGTTCGGTGAAAACTTCTGCTTCTTTTATCGTACGCATTTTTTTAAACTCTTGAATAAAAATTACTACGTCTCTTCCAGTAAACCACCATTGTTTTTCTCCATCGTCTTCATGCCTGTACACCCCAGCGGATGCAATAGCTAAACGAGAAGAGGACTCAGATAATCTACAGAATTCATGCACGGCTGCTTGTAACAGGCCTTGCTTAGTCATGTCTAAAGGTACGTCAACCTCTTGAACTTCTTGTAACAAGGCATTTAATCTAGCTACCCAATCAGACTTTTTAACATCAGGGGGACATTGATTTAATACTTCCATACATCTTTGTTGGAACATAGAAAAGTTATGCAATTGTTTTGTGTCTAATACAATAGTTCTTCCATCTACGTCTAAATGCCAAAGAGGAGGATCGGTTAAATACTTACGTAATCCTCCAAAGTTAGGATCTCTTTCAGAAGCGTCAATGCCGTAACGACGAGTTACGCAAATACCACTTTGACAGAAGTCTACTAAAGGAGCTTTATTGCATTGGTATCTGTACTCACTTTTCTCTAAGCTTTGGATAATTGTATTAAGCTCACTGTGAGATAAAGCTTTTGTGCAAACACTTTTATTAATCTCTTGCAGTTTGTCTTTCCATTCCTCACTTTCAGGATGCACTTTGCGTAGAAACACTCCATAGTTAAGTAGTGCATTGTTTCTCATGCCTTCTGGGATTCCATTTAACTTCATGTGTACCAAACAAGGAGGAGCTTCATCCCAAATAGTGCCTTGTTTTGCAATTAAGTTCTTCCTGCTTTTTTTAATTGGAATGTACTTATCTATTTCTTCTTCAGTTATAGAGGCTTTTGCTACGATCTCAAAGAACTCCTCCATACTCGCAGCTTCACCTTCTTCTGTTAGTGCGTAACGAGTAGTATCTTCCCCAGCAAAGTACGGCATGTTAAGCCAATTACCTGTTTGTCTTTCTTTAGGTAGTTGCTTTGACCACTCGTACTGTTTAGGAAATATCTCATCTCCTGTTCTTCCCATAGCAGCAGCTATTTCTTCTAGCTTACTTTGTAATTTAAACGCTGGGATAGGTTGTTTGGTAAATAAAAACAGATGTACTCCACCTGATTTAGTCATGCATGGAACTAAAGGTAAGCCCATGTCTTTAATAATACTTCTTATGTTCTTTATATCTATTGGGTATTCATCTACGTCGATGCAACCCCATTTACATGTCTCATCGTCTTTTAAAGGTATTACACCTATAGAAACATTCCCTCTGAGATGATTTTCCCATAGGTCTAATGTGAGAGGCTCTTGTAGAGTTCTTCCCTTACCATCTTTTTTAATTCCTTTGGCCGTACTTTTTTGCCCGGTTATTTCATAAATACCGTGAGCTCTCTCCAACCCGGAGAATACTTCCATGAATTTTTTTGCGGTTTCTTCCATATACACCTAAGGTGGCACTACCCTTGTTAAACCAAGAGCAGTGCCGAGTTTAGATTAATCTTCCCAATCCTGTTTGGATTTGGACTTGTCATCTATCGTAGGAGTTTTTGGAGCCTGTAATTGGTCCATACCTCCTGCTGAGCAAAACTTAGAAAACTCTGTTGCATCTGTAAACAGATCAGTTTCGTTTTCTTCCAACACTCGCTCCTGTGAAATACTATAGCTATACCATGTACCACGGTCGTTGGATTCAACCTGCGTTTTAAGACTATACCAATGAGAATAGGCAGGTGGGGTATATAACCCTTTGCTACCTTGCAGTTTAGTCCCTTGGATCAAAGTGTTCCAAGCGCGGGAATGTTTAAGTTGGGCTCCTGTCATATTCATAACACATTTTTGAGGTGCGTCATCAATAAGCGCATAACCATAATGGTTGGCAGTAGTAGTCAATTGGGTGTCCCCACTTGGCGTTACTAACCTACCTTGGCTATCTCGATTGCATCGGTTCAAAAGGTCTGATTCAGCACCATGAACAGTTACTAATCCTCCACCTTTTTCACGTAAACGCCACTCTACTAGAGTTTTGTTATAGTAAACAGGTAAGAACAATAGTCCTGTTTCACCTGTAATACAGGTATTGTTGCCTGAAAAGAAGATATCTCCTTCATCCGCATCAGCTACATAATCAGCAGACGACTTTTGTCTTTGCGGAGACAGTGCCTGGATTATACTAATACGCGGTGTTTTGAGATCTTCCGCTCCTACCTCACCAAAGCCTTTCTCTTCGATGTTTTCAAAAAGGGACGTCATTGCCCCATCATTTTTCTTCGTTGCCATTTTTTACTCCTTCGTTTTATCGTTCAACGGTTAATTTTAGTGCGCTTGCCTTGATACACAGAAAATTTCTTCTGTATCTCTTGGTCAAACTCACCGTTACCTGATTCTATTTGTTCTTTGACAAATGCCCTCAGGGTGCTTGGATGAACTGTTTCCTTCTGGTCAGGCAAATGCCCTTTAGAAGCTAACAGATCTCCCAATTCTTTTGCGATAACATCATCGCCTTGACCAAACGTAAGGGTCAAAGTATTTTTGATGATGTCTCCATGTCCTTGGTCGCGTAACCACGCATGAGCAGCAGACAAATTGTCGGCTGAAATACGGGCGCTGTAAAACGGATCGGCTGATATACGTGAACCGTCACTCAGTCTTAAATCCGTTACACCTAATTGTGTTAATTTATCTGGTATTGTTTGTTCTGAAAGTTCTCTTTGTTGGTCTTTCAACCTCTTAAGTCTTTCTTCTGCATTACCTATTTCGCCTTCGACTCTAAGTAACTTATTACAAAGTTGACTGAGGTCTTCTACGGAAGAGTCTTGAATTGCTTCAACAGCTTTTGTTGTACTCTCTTCAAATAATTTATTTATCTTTTCCACGTTTACTCCTTATATCTATTACATTATCTTTAAGTGCAACTTCGGGTAGCTCGCTTGGAAAGGGCTCTAGCGAAAAAGAAATCTCTCCTGTAGTTACGCCTACCACTTCTACTAGACCTTTTGGTTTATCTAAAGTGGTGTATACATAACGTAGAGCTTCGTCTAAAGTATTAAAGGCCCCTATAGTGTAGGGAACGTTCAACCTTTTTGAAGGGTCTGTAATGTCTATAAAATATTCGCTTGAATCAGTATCTTGAAATACTTCAATTTGTAGTCTATTCATTCTTTCTTTTTTACTTTTTTCTTTCATCATCAACTCGTAGTTGCCAGAGCACTCTACAGTAGTATATAATATTTTGCAACACCCCAAGATGTGTTTAGATATATAACGAAGAATAAAGGACGTAACTTATGAAACTTAACAACTATGAATTTAAAAGCGACCCGTACCAGCATCAACTTGATACTTTAAAATCCAGTGCCCATCGTAACCTATTTGCATTGTTTTTAGAAATGGGACTGGGAAAGTCTAAAATACTTTTAGATAACGCAGGTATGTTATTTGAAGAAGGAAAGATATCGGGTCTACTTATAATCTCTCCTAAAGGTAACTTAAGCAATTGGAATGTGCATGAAATAAATAAACATTTACCTGAGCGCATAGAAAGAAATGTTTTAGTTTGGCAGCCGAACCATACACAAAAATGGGCGTATGAGTTTAAAAAAATGGTTGAGCATGACAGTGAAGGTAAGCTAAATATTTTCTTAGTTAATGTAGAAGCTTTTGCAACTACCAAGGCCTGTAAGTTTGTAGAAGAATTTTTAGTTACGCATGATGCAATGATGGCTATTGATGAATCTACTACTATTAAGAACCCAAAAGCAAAACGAACTAAACATTTAATACAGTTAGCTCCATTAGCTGATTACAGGAGAATACTTACAGGGTTTCCTATTACTAAGGCTCCTCTTGATTTGTATTCACAGTGTTATTTTTTATCCCCTAACCTTTTAGGCTTTAGTAGTTTCTATGCTTTTCAAGCTAGGTATGCCATTACTCAAAATAAACACATGGGCAGACATTCTTTTCAACAAATAGTAGGCTTTCAAAAACTAGAAGAGCTACAAGAATCAATAAAAGATTTTTCTATACGGAAGATTAAAGACGAGTGCTTAGACTTACCACCAAAAGTTTACACTCGTAGATGTGTAGAGCTTACTGACGAACAGAAGAAAGCTTACGGCACTATGAAACGAGAAGCTTTAATGGTCCTTGATGGCGAATTGTTCTCTACTATGAACATGCTTACCCAACTTATGAGGCTACAGCAAGTCGTAGCAGGAAGTTTACGTAGTGAGGAAGGTGAGACTATAGTTTTAAAAAACAACCGCGTACAAACAGTTTTAGACTTACTAGAAGAGACGTCTGGTAAAGTAGTTATATTTGCTGTGTTTAGAACAGACATAGAAGAACTAGAAAAAGCTATAGCAAATAAGTTTGGCGAAGGTTCCGTAGCTTCTTATTATGGTAAAACACCACAAAACGAACGACAAAAGATTATTGATAGGTTCCAGGATCCAGAAAATGAGCTTAGTTATTTTATATCTAATCCACAAACAGGTGGGCGTGGTATTACATTAACAGAAGCAAGCACCATGATATTTTATTCCAACTCTTATGACCTGGAACTTAGAGTTCAAGCAGAGGATAGGATACATAGAATTGGACAAGAACGCAGTTGTACCTACATAGATTTAGTATCTGAAGGCACTGTAGATGAACAAATACTTAAAAATTTATTAGCTAAAGTAAAAATAAGTAACGAGGTTCTTGGAGAAGTTCGCAATTGGTTTGAATAATGTATAATAAAAAAATGGACCTTGAAGACTTTTTAGAACAGTCAAATGTTGAACAAACAGTAATTGAAATATTAACTCAAGTACATCCTGTTTTAATGTCAAGTTCTGAAAATACTGATGCTTCTCCTTGGGAAATAGCTACTTCTTTAATGGTGCTTTTAGCAGGGGTTGGAACAGGTGCTCAATTAGACAAAACTATACTGATGAATTTACTTTCTCTTTTAATAGACCAAACAGCAGAACACCCGCTTTTATTCAGTGAACTGGGTCAAATGCCTTCTTCTACAACTAAGCATTAATTACTATACCTAAAGCTTAAGAAACACTACAATCACACTTAGACAAGATATTTTAGACCAGGCTACTGCGGAGACAGCCAATGAAAAAATTATTACTAAGTTTAGGTGTAGTCCTGAGCACTTTTACATTTGAAGCTGTTGAACAAACGGGTACTGGTTGTGCTAATGGTACACAGTACTGTGAGAACAATACGTTAGATACTACTAACGAAACTACCACAACTAATACCAACACGAACACAAACACGAACAATAATACCAATACAAATAATAATACAAACGTAAATACTAATACAAATAATAATACGAATACCAACGCTAATACCAACGTTAATACCAACACAAACGCTAATACCAACGTTAATAATAATACTTCAGAAAACACTAACGTAAACACCAGTACCGCAAACAACACCAGTACCAACGCAAATACAAATACAAACAACTCAACAAGCAGTAATACTTCTAACGTAACTCAAGCAGTAACCAATAACAGCACAAGCAATAACACGAATAACTCTACCAGTACTGCAAACAATACAAATAGTAACACCAATACAAATAACTCAACATCGGATTCAAATGTCAAAACTGATAACACGAATAGTAATACCAATAACAACAATTCTGTATCTGCTAACACTAACAGAAATATTAACCAGTCAAATTCTACCCAAACTATAAATCAAAATGTCACAACTAAAGCTCCTCCTGCATCAGCAATAGCTCCAAGCATAATGTCTTATTCACAAGACTTATGCACGGTGGGTAGATCTGGTGCTTTTCAAGGTCAAGTATTTGGTTTTTCTACAGGACGTACAGTTACAGATACAAACTGTGAAAGATTAAAACTGTCTAAGTATCTATACGATACAGGGATGAAAGTAGCTTCAGTAGGTATACTTTGCCAAGACTCTAGGGTTTTTAAAGCTATGGAGATGGCGGGAACTCCTTGCCCTTACAAAGGCAAAGTGGGTAAAGATGCTTCTAAAGCATGGGCTGCTAATATGGAAGACAGGCCAGATTACGAAGAAGTAAAAGGGACTTATATCCAAAGGTGTAAAAAGACAAGAAACTCTAACGGTAAAAAGAAATCAAAAACTACCTGTGCTAAAGAATTTACTAATAGCTAGTCTTCTTTGCCTGGCATCAACAGTTCAATCTTCGTATGGCTACCAAGACAATCAAAGCCTTATAGATTTAACAGGTGTATCAGGTACTACAAGTTTAGTTGCTAGTGATGATGGAGTGTCTAACGCCTTTGCTTTAGGTTTTACGTTTGATTATTACGGACAAGAATTCACACAAGCAAGAGTAGCTACTAATGGTTGCTTACACTTTAAAACTTCAGGGGCTTTCTGTAACGACTACACACCAGATCCTATATCAGGACAGCACACCTACACCATGTATCCTTTTTGGACAGACCTTATAAGAGATAATGGTTCTTCGGTACTTGCTAAAAGCTACTCAGACAAGACAGTCTTTGGGTGGTACGACATGAAAGAATACGGTCGTAACAATACCAACAACAGCTTTGAGGTTATTTTGTGGGGCAACGACACATTTGAATATCGGTATGGGGCGTTAGATATAGAAAAACACGATGTACTAATAGGTGATATAGGTGGAAGCAACGCTGAAAAATACCAATATTTTTTCCATGACCAATGTAGTACAGGCACAACCAATGCTTCTAACTGTGTTAGTAATACCTGGAACAGCGCAAATATAAATACAACACTAGAGAACGGTGGTTCTTTGTTTGGTGCAACTATAGACTGTAGTAGCCCACTTAATGATAGTAGTTGTTCAGGTTATGCTTCTGCATATTTGAGTCAAGAGTGTGGCTTAACACAACTATACAGCGAAGAATGTCCTAACTATTGGGATGCCTATGACGATTTACAATGTGATGAAAACCCACAGTATGCCCCGTTTTGTCCAAGTTACAGGCAGGAAGATAACATTGCATACTATAGTGAAGAAGAAGATTATGGTTATACCGAAGAAGACATGTGGTATGACGAAGAGTATGACGAATGGTTAGACCCTAATGACCCATGCTATGAAAACAGATGTGAAGGATTCACAGACGCAGACTGGTACGAACTTGATACGGAACAATTTGGTCAGGAACAGGTAGACGAATGGTTCGGAACGGATATAGCTTTTGGGGATGATGGCATGGTAGACTTTGAATCTACGCCTATGACTTCCTACGACGATTTAGATGTCTTAATGGATGTTTGGGATACAGAACAGGAGCCGTATGAAATAGTTACTTATGATATGTTGCCAATGGATGCAACAATAGTCGCACACGAATTAATAATAATAGAGGAATTACAACATGAAGAAATTGAAAGAGAAGAGTTTGAAGTTATGGAAGAAGCTGAAGAGCACTTTGAAGAAGAGTTGGCTGAAGCTGAAGAAAGTATTGAAGAACGATTGGCAGATAGTCATGAAGAAGTTCAAGAAGAAGCCCGTGAAGAAGCCCGTGAAGAACTCTTTGCCGAAGAAGAACTCTTTGCCGAAGAAGAAAACAGTCCTAACGAAGAAAAAAGCTCAGTAAGAGTATCGGCTTTATCCATAGTTGCTGGAACAATAAGAACAGCAACTGATAGTGTAAGCAACGTCAGTGCCTCCACAACAAGAAGTTATTCTGGATCTAATAGCGGCGGTTACGCAAGCGGTTCTTCTAATAATGCAGGAACTAATTCTAGTGGTGGTAGTAATACAAGTAACTCTCCGAGTAGATCGGATCAAATAGCCTCCTCTAATATGCAGACCAACCAAGTTCTTTCTATGAGCGGAGGTGGTACAGGCAGTGTCTCTGTTTTCGTAACTCCAATGCCAACGCTAGATGACTCACCGCAAGTAGTTATGGCAGAAGTGCAAGTACAAGACATGCAGGGAGACATAGACACAGCAGTCTCAGGAGTCATGACTGCAAGTGAAGCAGACCAAGTAGCTGATAAAATAATCGCACAAAACATTGAGGCTCAACAAGACCAAGCGGAACAAGACCAAGAAGAGACAGGAGAGTACGGAGATCAATCTGCGTTAGTTGCTTACTTAGGTTATGTACCAGGGTTTAACTCTTACAGAGACGCACAAATCCCTAATCAACAAACGTGGTACGAATCTAGAGATATATACTCAGATGTTTCTATAGGTGATAATACCCAAGCTTTCTACGAGTTGGCTGGAACAAGTTTAAATATTTTAGGAGAGATGATAAACTCTCAACCTACCCTTTAGGAGATATTATGGAATGGTTTGAGAACAAAACGACACAACTTATAGCTTTAGTAGGTATTGTAGGTACATTAGCAGGCTTTGGTTATACTGGGGCTACTTACGTTAATAGGCTAGAAAATCTTGAAGCACAAATAGGTGGTATAGGAGAAACAGAAAGTGACATGCAAATGATTGAAGAACGATTTGCTGGTATAGAGACTTCTGTGCAATACATAAACAAATCTATTGATGGAATTGTTATACCCGATAACAGCAAAGAGTTAGTAACTTTACAAACAGACGTAGCTACAATTAAAGCTGAGATTAAAAGTTTAAAAGAAGATAGCAAAAACCCGTTGAGTGATTAATGGCTATATTTGGAAAAGATATATCAGTAGAAGATTTAGTTGCTGGGAACTATCAAGGAACTGAAAAAGCGCCTACGCAGTTTGGGCAAGCTTTACGTTATGGCATAGACCAACCTACAGAAAATTTAGCTACAACGCTAGAAGCTTTAGGTTTTGACGCTCAAGCTAAAGCTACTAGAGGTTTAATAGACGCACCTGAAAACTACGAATCAGCCGCCGCTCGATTTATGAACCCAGAAGGGGAAGGATATAATTGGAGAGACTTACCATTAGCTACAATAGAACAAGCAGGACAGTTAGGAGGATCAATACTTTCTAGAATAGGTGGTGCTGCGATAGGTGGTACAGCAGGGCCTGCAGGAGCAATTATAGGTGGATTACTTGGACCGGGATTATTTGAAGCCGTACAAATAGCTGGGCCAGTAGCTTTGGAAAGAGCTAGAAATAACGGAAGAGAAGAACCCAATGGGGAAGATTGGGCAGGCGCAATGGGTACAGCGGTGTTTAGTGGAGCGCTTAATGCTGTAGGAACTTTTGGTATTCCTGGTTTAAATAGTGCCATTCTTGGAACAATGGGCACAACAATAACTAAAACTGTTGGGGCTGGGGTAAGAGAAGGTATTACCGAAGGACTGCAAGGCGGTACAGAACAGGTCGGTAGTACAGCGCTCACGGACAAAGGACTTACCATTGATCCTAAACAAGCATTGGGTGAAGGGCTGTTGGGTGCAAGTGCTGGAACAGCGATTCAAGCACCTATATCAGTGGCTCAAGCTGTAAATGGCATGGGGCAAGTTCCTCCAACGACACCTGGACAAGCTGTAGATCAAATGGTAGGACCGCAACCTCCAACAACGCCTGATGCAGCAGTAGAAACAATGGCAGAAGCAACAAATGTTGCGGAAAATTTAGCCTTACCACCAACCGATGCAGTAAACGAAAGAATACTTGAAAGTTTACTAGATGATACACGAACGCAAACTGAAACAACGCAAGCAAGCTTAGACACTTTTTCTGAAGCTATTTTGAACATGCCTTCTGATGAGAATCAAGAGGCAAATACAAGATCTGCTTTTATAAATGCTTTTAATGATCAAATGACTCAACGAGTAGAAGAATACGGAGGAACTTTACCAAACGATCAATCAAGAAGAAACGCTTTATTCGACGCTCAAAACTATGTTATAGGTCATTTTGAATTTTTTGACCCTAGAGAGCCTGGAAACAATATAAACATGATTAGAGATCAAGTTAGAGAAGCTGTTGATAATGTAGTAGACGCACGTTTACAAGCGCAAAGCGTTGACCAGGCTGTGCTAGGAGGAGACAAAAGATTTGACACCCCTACAAAGAGGACTATACAAGACGTTTATAAAACTGAAGAAGCAGTTGATAGAATGGGGCAAACTGTACAAGTCCCAAATATAGATTACGTTCCATCAGGAAGCCCAAGAGAAGGCATTACTTCTCCAGAAACAGGTATAGATCCTGTGTTTATGTCAACAACTACGTTAATCCCGTCTTTAAGTAACTTACCTTCAGTTATGTCTGCGGAAGATGCTATGAAAATGTTAGGTATAAAAGAAGAAGGAAATTGGTTTGTTGCTTCTAAGCCCAACAAAGCAAACCTAGTAAGAGAAGCCGTTGATTCAAGCGTGGCTTCGATGTTAAAAGCTAAAAAAGAACGAAAAGAAAATGTTACACGAGAAGAAATAGCTAATCAATTTTACGATCATCTTAGTAGATTCAAAACAATAGTAGATCCTAAACTTACTAGAAGAAGTTTAGGCGAGGGATATAAATTTGAAATAGGTAGAGATGAGAGTGAATTTATGGCTCCAGGACCAGAAGATCATATAGAACTATGGACTATGTACGACGCTAAAGTACCTGAAGGAGACTTAAAAGAGGATAGTGCGTATTACAACACTATTAATGACCCAACTCACAACCCAGCAGGAAGGGGCACAATGGCTTGGATACGTGGAACAATTGCTACTTTAAAAGACGGCCTTACAAAAGGATTTCTTTTAGACGAAATTCAATCTCAAATACATGAACAAGGAAATGACCCAGGTAAACCACAGGTCTACTTATCTAAAGTTTCCAAAGAAGACGAAGCAGATATTGCACCAATTAGAGCAAGAGTAGACGATCTTCAAAGAACAACAAATATGCTTGGAGCCCAAATAATGGAGTCTGGAAACTATGCTAACTACCCTACATTGACAAAACCATTAGCTGAACAAATAGCTAAATATATGACGGGTAGAATTAACCTCACAAAAGACCTGGTCATGCCCATACTTAGTAATGAGCTTAACGAGGTGTCTGATGAATATGCCTCCAAAAACCTAGAAAGTATCTACAAAAATGAGGCAGAAGATGCTAATACAATGATAAATGAATTTTTAAAAGAAACGCCTTTAGAAAAAATTGGTTTATCGCCAAAACTTTTTACTGAAGAAACTTTATTACAAGTTGGTCCAATAAAATACAGGCCAACCCCTTTCGTTGTTCAACAAAATATTGTAAAAATAGCTAAAGAGAACGACGTAGATTTAAAAGAAATGTCTGCTACAGAACCAAATGGTGATGTTGCTCAAGCATTTGAAGAAATAAAAGAATTAAGACGGAAGTCCGAAAAATACTCCGAAAAACGCAAACTTGCTAATAATAAGTTAGTAAAAGAATATATAAATCTTTTAGCAAATAAATATCCATTAGTACGAGATTTAAGTTTGAAAGCTGAAGTTTTTCCAAATAAAAAAGATTTACAAAGACTAGAAGAGTTTGATAAAACAAGATACGACACACCAACTGTTCCTGACTATCCTTTTAAAAAGAACTGGCCAGGGATGACCGTTAGAACAGGAATTATTTACGCAATTGACAACAATCTTGACTACATTTTTATTCCATCTAAAGGTAAAGGAGGAGCTCCAGAAAGTGTTTATAAGGCTTCTCAAAAACAAGCTAAAAAAATAGCTCAGCAAATATCAGAACTTTCGGGAGTACCTGCTAATGAGATATATACAGAAGTAAAAGATACAGTTAAGAGTCAAGGTGGTCCGTATTATCAATTAGATCTACGTCAGTTAAAGCAACTGATAGAAGCTAAAATATTCCCTGGGTTTGTAGGATATAAGAAAGGTGGTTTAGTGACAAAGGCTCAAGGAGCTGGGTACGATATAAACTTAGGTGATTACGGAAGGAACTATATTTAATAGACTGTATGTATAAACTGCAACATAGCAACAAAAAGGATGGGACAGGTAAGTGTTACGAGGAAGCAGAATTGTTGGTAGAGGTTGTTCATAAATGCGGTGCATAGTGTATCATAGGTACTATCAATGAGAAAGAGCCCAACCCATAATTCGCGTAACAAACAAGGAAATTCTTCCCACGAATCCACGCCTAAAAAAACAAGGCAAGGTAATTCACGAAATTCTAAAATGAAACCTGGCAGAAAGAAATACATAGGCCAAGGCAAGTAATTTTATTACATAGCTCCCGTATACTGTGCTAAACTTCTTATAGTTTTTAAATTATAGGAAAAAATATGAATGTATTAAGTTTGTTTGACGGAATGAGTTGCGGAAGATTGGCACTAGACCGTTTAGATATTAAAGTGGATAAGTATTATGCGTCTGAGATAGACAAATACGCTATCCAAGTAAGCGAAGCCAATTACCCTGACATTATAAGACTTGGAGACGTCTGCGATGTTAAAGCTGAAGATCTGGAACCCATAGACCTAATATTGGCTGGCTCACCTTGTCAGGGTTTCTCATTTGCTGGCCATCAGCTCGCCTTTGACGATCCACGTTCTGCATTGTTCTTTGAATTTGTACGCTTATTAAAAGAATGCAAGCCTAAGTACTTCTTATTAGAGAACGTTAAGATGAAGAAACAATATCTAGATGTAATCTCGGAGCAAGTAGGAGTAGAACCGATACTTATTAATAGTGCATTGTTATCTGCTCAGAACAGACAACGTTATTATTGGACTAACATCCCTAACATTGAGCAACCTGAAGACAGAGGCATTCTTCTTAGAGATGTACTAGAGACAGAGAGTGATGAACAACCGACCAAGGACACAGAAAGAAACAGAAGGCATTACAAAACTCCTGATCAAAAGTCTTTGTGTATGACAGCTACTATGTACAAAGGTGCAGGTAACAACGGAATGACGTTAGTGCCACAAAGAGAAAATTTACCCGAAAAATCTTCTGTAATAAAGGCTAATTACTATAAATCTTCAAGAGCAAATTTTGAAAATGATACGTCAAAGGGGGGCAAGTTTTCTGCTACAGGTGTACCAATGAAACCTATTAAAGTGGGTATGGCTGTTGAAGAAGTAAAGGTGCGAAAGCATGAAGTTGACCTACCAAACTTACAGGATTTGTTACGAGAAGCAAAAAACCAATCAGGAAAGACCAACAAGCAGATAGCAGAAGAAACCAATCTACCTGTAACTAAGGTTGAGCATTGGTTTAGAACCGACAGCAGTTTTGCTATACCTTCTGATGATGTATGGTTTAAATTAAAAGAAGTTTTAGCTATACCTGTAGATACATTTGATGCACAGATTATGGAGTTTATTTACAGAGACGGTGTGTATGAGAGTACGCAAAGAGTTTACTCAGAGGATGGCAAGTCTCCTACACTTACGGCAAGCAATTCTGAGCAGTTGATTGAAACCAAACCTAAAGTAATGGTCAGAGCGTTGACTGAACAAAGGACTGAGGAGAGTAAACAAATAAGAAAGGATCACCGACAAAGGACAGGAGAGGATTGGTCTCCACGAGGAGGCAAGGAGTTAGTACCAAGAACGGATGGTAAGATGAATACTCTTACTACTTCTTTAACCAAATCACATACGTTGGAAGTTACCAAACTCCCTGATGATGTAAAAGCAGGTGCAATGAGGGGCAGACAGATTAGTGAGGATAATTCATGGACACAACAACTAGAGACGAGGGACGACGGCAAAACTAACTCTCTTACTACGGTTCAGAAAGATAATGTGCTGACGCAAAATGAGATCTATTGGAGAAAGCTCTCGCCTTTAGAATGTGAACGATTGCAGACAGTTCCAGATCTGTACACGAATCACGTTAGCAACACACAGAGATATAAAATGTTAGGCAATGGATGGACGATAGAAGTTATCGCACATTTGTTAAAGAATATTACCGTACCAAGCGGGAAGTAATACTTGGAGAGTGCCAGCAGACGGTGTGCTTTCATATAAAAAACATCTGCAATAAGAGTCGTAGCTATTTTAACTGTTTATATGTAGGCAGTCTCCCGCGCGATGATCTTTAAGGGACTTGACATTTGTTGAGTCCCTTCTTTATTATAAGACCATGGACATTATGGGAAATCCCGAAAGTCTTGATGACAATCCCTGCATAGGGACTTGTTCTGCAACACAATGGGGAGACACAACTTGTAAAGGATGTGGAAGAACGTCGTTAGAAATTCGTGATTGGAATTCTTTGTCTTCAATAGCTAGAAAATTAATTGTCTTACGATCAGTTGACGAAGGTTACTTGCCTAGACAATTGCAACATTACGACCCCAATCCAAACAAAAAATGATAGAATAATTCTATGAATAGGAAGAATACATAATGAACCTTGGAGGAAGTGGAGGCGGCGGAGTTGAAGGTGACACGGGGGTTGATGAGTCTAACGTACCGCCTCCAATTTCAGAAGTAGTACTTGAGCAAAGGGTGCCTTCTTTTGGAAGGTTTCCTGATATTACAAGTAGTATGTTTGGTTTTGAGCCTCCATCGTTTAGCGGTGGTATTGCTGATTACGCCAATTTTAGCCCTCAAGGGATAGATTATCGTTTTAGAAAGAAAGCCAAAGAAGAAACTGCGGAAACTGAAGACGTAGTAGAACAAGAAGAGACCACACAAGAAGAAACGCAACAACCAGGGCAAACAGGGCCTATGGGTGGGAAAGCCGTTCCGTTCATTAAGAAATTTATTACAAAATTATTGGAGCTCCACCCGGCAACGGCTACTCCTATGCTTTTAATGCAAATAGGTAAGGGCCTATACAATTCTAAAGACGTGGCTGGCGACATGAAAAAGGTTTTTACCCAATTTGGCATGAACAAGTTAATGGGCAACGTCGGAATCAGCTCGTTGGGGAGACAAGCCCTTGGCAGTATACAAAATGTGAATCGAGGACAACAGACTGGCGGGCAAGCCATTGCGAGTCTTATGACAAATGCTGCTTTTAGAAAAGGCTTCCCTAGTTTGGCTAAAAAAGCTTATCAAAAAGGTGGGGAACCTGCGGTCTACGGATTGATGTCTCTTGCAAGCATGGGTATGGAAAACCTAAACAAGAATTACTTTAGAACTCCTCCAAGTGGACCTCCAGGCGATGGGTAAACTTTCGGAAGAGCAACTTAGCTTTAATTGGGGAGCTGCTTTCGATGATACACGCGACGAATACAATTCGTTTTGTAGACGCCAGTGGTTAGATCATTGTGATGAGAACAAAACGGGTTTTTCTACGTCGTACACGCTTGAAGAATATAAGTCACGATTCAAAGATTCTTTGTTAGACAAATTTGAGTCTGAATAGAACAGACGAAGGACAAGGGACTACGGACCTGGGACAAACCTCACCTGAGATCGTATTTAAGAGTTAGCTCTAAGTCATTGATTAAACTTACAATTATTTTTTTCTCACTTTGGCAAGGTTAGACTGTAAGTCATTGATTTTATTGAAGTCTGTAGTTACTCTATATAACAAAACCTCACCTCACTTCTATTATTTACATAAAGATATAATAAATACAAAATATTTACAGAATTTTAATTTTTCAGGTTAGAAGTGCTGAGAATATAGCTCTTATAAGGGTTTCCGTCTAACTTTGCAGAAGTGAGGTCAGGTGAGGAAAGTTAAGAAACCCTTATAGTAAGCGGTCTGCCATCTAACCTGGCATAAGTGAGGTCAAAGTTGTTACTTTTTCTTACTTTGGTATATAATCCTGAGCATGAATCAAAGCAACTGCTACAAAGGAAAGTTTTGGGATCTAAAAACCCAATCTTTTTACAGATGGAGAAACAAAGGATGCCAAAAGGAACTTCAGGAAACCTTTCAGGAAGAAACGACAAACATTTAACAGATAAACAGATTCGTTTTGCTAAGGAGTATGTCTACAATGATGGAAGTAAAACATTAACTGAGTGTGCTTTAGATTCTGGCTATGCAGATACGTCTGCTTCAGTTCGAGCCTCAGAGCTAACCAACCCACAAAAGTATCCGCTTGTGGTTCGATACATTCAAGAGCTACAGAATGAACTAGATAAGAAATACGAAGTAACTTTTGGTAGGCACGTTAGAGAGTTAGCTAAGATTAGGGATAAAGCTATAGATAAAGGTAACTTAACTGCTGCGGTTTCTGCCGAAGTACAAAGAGGTCGAGCAGCAGGCTTGTATGTTGAAAGAAAAGAAGTACGCACAGGCACTCTAGAATCTTTAAGCGAAGTAGAAATTAAGAATAGAATAAAGAAACTTCTAGGAGACTATAAACCTCTCCTAGAAGTTGAAGATGCTGTAGTAATTGATGCTGAATAATTATTCTTCTGCGTCGTCATAAAAATGCCAAGATATAGACTCTATTGCTTGCTTGTCTGTCTCAACTAAAGTCGGTGCAATGTCCAGGAGCTTAGCCCAGATCCTCGGTTGGCTATCTTCAGGGCAATCTAAACATAACTGATAAATTATCTCCGATTGACCTTTTGTTTCAATGTCCAAGAAAACAGCCATATCAGATAATTGATTTCTTTTAAATATTTGAATTACTGCTACAGCTTGTTTTTTACTTAGGATTGCTTTGTATCTATTCATAGTCTTCTCACTTTTTGTTTTTTAATTGGTTTAGGGAAATCATTTTGCATTATTTCTGCATACAATTCGTTTGTTATTAGTTTACGTTCTTCACGAGATATTTTTGATATAACGCGTAGATCTCTTTTCTTAGGTTTATACGTTTTCCAATATACAGCTTGAGGTGGATCTGTTTTCCAAGTCCATTTAATTAGGCCGTGTTTGTCTGAATTAAACTCTAGTAAAGGGGAACAGTTATAAGTCTTTTGTAAGTCCATTTATAATTTCTCCTATTAGTTGTTTATGTACTTTCTTGTCTGTGAGTATTCGCCATTCATCATCATGCAAAGTAATTATAGGTACTCCATCTTTATATGGAAAAACATAATACTTAACAGAACGATTTACTACTTTAGAATCTATTACCTGGACTCCTTTGTAAGTTCCTTCTAGCTCTTCCCATATCTGTTCAAATAATTTTCTATCCATTAGCTTTTCTCCCACCATTTAGTTACAAACATATCATCTACAAATATTTGACATTCTTCTTTGTCGCCAACTGAATGACACAAAACAGCTTTTCTCATTACCTCTAAATCAATATTGCCATTAAGGATTTCTTGTAGCCACCCTATAGAACCTGAGTGGTCGTATTCCTCAAAGAATTCTTCAACTGCCTCCATATCCAAATGTATTTTTTTAGTTACTTGTTCAGTCATTGCTTGTCTCCTTTATCAATCTATCTGTGTACCAAATTGCTTTTTTTAAACACTCCTGGCGATTCTTATTCTCGAACCTCCAAACGTATTTAATAATGTTGCCTTTTAGATACCCTTTAAATGCTTCGTTAGTCATACTAGATTGGATGGCATCAATGCACTCAATCTCTCCATTCTTGTAATGATCTGGGTTGATGTTATCTTTATCATCTATCAAATTCCTCATCATAAAATTGCTACATTCAAAACAATAGGGATTTTCTAAAGGTAAATTGTCTTCAGTCTCAAAAGAAAGAGAGTCGTTTTTACAGTTTGGACATTTACTCATTTATCTATCCTCCTTAGTAAACTTCTAATCTTTTTCTTTTCTAAATGATCTATATCAAAATCATAAGCGCTAAATTCATAACCTCTTGGTGTGGTTTTATATGGCTTAGGTATGTCACCTGTTTTGTATGCGTATGCAGATAACAATAGATACCAAATTAAAGATTGGTCATCTTCATGTAGTCGGTCTAATATTTTTCTTGCGCTTGGTCTTGGGATTGTACTCATTACACCACCTTTCTTGTTGATTGATATTCTTCTGAATAAGTATCTTGGTCTTGTTGCTCCCATTCACACATAGGTTCAGAATGATTTAAAGCAAGTTCTATTGCTTCTTCTTTGCTATCTGCTTCAACTGTCTTCTGTACTTTGTAGGTGTAACTGCCTTTGATTATAAATTTACTCATTCGCTTTTCTCCTCTCAAAACATTCGTCTTTGTATACCAAATCAACAACACTATCGTTATTTAAAGGAACAACAGTTTCTTTGCTATCGTCAGGCATGTGAAAATCATAGACCTGACTTATATCGACATTAGCTATATCAACGTCATCAGGTATTTCTATAGTTTTGGTGTAGGTTTCAACTACAGTACATTTATATTTCTTACTCATTATCTGACTCCTCTAAATCATCAATATCTAATCCTTCTGCTAAGTATGAAGCATCATAATTTTCTACTCTGTATGTAATTACTTTCCCGTTTTCATCTTTGAGTGTGTTTCCGTCCTCATCTTTTCTATAGAAAGTTAAATCCCATACTGCAATATTATCGTAATAGTTACCCATTGCTGACCTCCCTTACAGATTTACATTCGTAATGACCACCTTCATTTGGTTTAAAATCTTCTCCACATATATAACAGGTTCTACTATCTTTGTTATACCTGTCCCTAAATCTGTTTTTGTTTTTGCTTTTAAACTTGTTAGCACGCTTGGTGTATTTTTTATGACTCATCTTTTTTGCTCCTGTGTAATCGTGGTATTGTTGCTGTGCGTATAGTAGGGGACTCCTTCCATTGGTAACTGTATTTCACGCCTGGCTTGGGGTAATAGTTTTCGCCGTCTTGGTATTTGGGTTGTCCTAGTACCTCTAAACAACTGTTAAGGTAATAAACGTCTTCCGTAATTCTTGGACTATCCTCTATCAAATCAATAGCGTGTTGAACTTCCCAAGGTAAACCTCCTTCATCTATTCCTTGTTCCCAAACGCTATTTCTATGGTGCTTATAATCTACTGCCCCTGTGCTTTCATTCTTATTGTTAGCATAAAGAGTAGCCGTATGGCAGTCATCGGAGCAGTAAGCTTTATTTTTTTTCCGCCCCTCTTTGATTGGTTCTTCACATCTCACACAATATTTAAGCATTGCCTACCTCCTTAATAATTAGATCTTTATCTTCTTGCCTTAAAATTTCCCACTCCAATTCTTCGTGTGCTTTAGTTATAGCATCTTCCAAAGTTTCTGCTTCAATGTAAACTTCTTCTTCTGTAACAGAAGTCCTTGTTATATAAAACTCTTTTACTTCTGCACTCATGATCTATCCTCCATGATTGCTACAAGTTCGTTATCTGAATGCTTGCAGTCACAAGATAAGCAAAGATAGAAACCGCTTTGCTCTTGTATATTTCTTTCGTCCTCTTGCTTGTCACATAGTTGGCATTTACTCATGACTCATCCTCTATTCCAAATAATCTTTCTGCCACTTCTTCGCTGATTATGTAATCTATATTATCTAAAAGATTTTTTACAATGTATGGTTTTTTTGAGGCTCTGCGTCTGAAACCTTGTAGCACAACTTTTTTGCCATTCATCTCAGCGATTTTTTCTAGGTCAAATTTCTTATCTATGTTGCCTCTCCATTTATTGTTACTTATAAGGTCTTTCATTTCTTTACTCATGCCACCTTTTATTTTTACATTGAAGCCAAACTTTACACTATCATCATCATATCTAGCGTTACCTAAATCTACTTCTAATCCGTATCCGTCTAAGACCTCTATCAGACCTTCGTCTAATATTTCTCTTATTACGTCTACATTCTTTGGGGTCATTTCTGTTATTGCTTTAGTCATATTATTTCCTATAGTTATTAAATTTCCACTCCTTAGATTACAGTATATATCCCATACACACAAGCATTATTTACTTGTTTCGAGTACACTACATTTACTGTGGCACAACCTGAAAAATTATTTTGGCAACAAGTAAGAAAAAACCTTACCGAGTTTTCTTGGATAAGGTTGGAGTCAAGGGTTAATCATGGCATCCCTGATGTTTTAGGCTGTACCAAAGAGGGCATTTATTTTACAACAGAACTCAAAGTAACTAAGAGTAATAAAGTAAACCTCTCTCCACATCAAATTGCATATCATGAAGAGCGTAAAAATTCCTGTGCTTTTATCTTGGTCAAGCGTCTCTTGGAGAGCAACCCTCGTAAATCTACAGTACACATCTATGGAGCGGAACAGGTACGAGATCTGGCAGTCAAAGGTTTGGTCGTCCCAAGTTTATCGTCCTCCGACCCAATCAATTGGTCATTTGTCCAAGAGCAATTAGCGACCCTCGTTCGAGGTAGGACAAATGACCAATTGATTGGGTAGTTTGCTTGCTTGTCTATCCTATCTAGAATCGCGGGTGCCTTCCCTGGGACAAGCAAGCAATTTAGCGAAGCGTCGTCCGAAGGACAAAATTGCTTGCTTGTCTGTTCTATCTAAATAAAAAAATAGGCCCTGGTCCAGGGGTGATAAAAACACAGCAATAGGTGAGGCACAAAAAAAAGGGCAGCTCCGAAGAACTACCCTTTTCCACCATAGGAGGGTGTTAGATATAGGCCATAATTTTAGCCCAGTTGATTGTTGATAATGGTCGGACCTGTCATGATACCTCGGTCCACTGTTGCAGTCTTGAGGCATTTGCCATCTACATAGAATCTGTATTCTCTCGAACCATCTTCCAGCTTGCGGTGTGTTGTGTAGTGTTTGACAAACTCGAACGAGTTGTTTAGTCCTGTGCCGATACGGATCTCGACTTCTCCAGTCTCCCTGACTCCGTATGATTTGTTTGCTTTGTAGATGCAACTTGTAACTATATTCCAAATTGGATAATTCATATTTTCTCCTATTAGTGATGTAAAGAAACATTATAGGTTATCTCCCATAACATGTCTATCTATTCTTCAAGGGTCTTCGACCCTTGACAAGCAAGCAATCCAAGAATAAAGGCGAAGCCCTTGGATTGCTTGCTTGTCTGTTCTATCTAATTAAAAAGGACCCCTGGGATCTGGGATCCGGGTATAAAAAAAGGGGCAACTTTCGTCGCCCCTTCTTCTTCCCTCTCGTTTAACTAATTCTAAACCCTCCGCATTCCTTGGCAAAGTCTCTGAACTCTCTAACGTTCTCAACTGTAAAAGGATAATGAGGTTCGTCTTCTGCGTAATCTTTTGGGTTAGCAAGAGCAAAAGATGTTTCATACACTTTTGTCTCTCCGTTCAGCAGTTGTTCGCTTAGTACCTTAACAATTATTCTGCATTGTGCATCAGTTATTAAAAGTCCATCGTTGTAATGTCCGCTACTGTGTTCTTCCTCAGATATTATATCGTCACAAGTTTTGCAAACGTAATCCCAAAGAGGATGCCAATACCAAACATTATTTCTGAAGTACGCACCTTTCTCTTTGTCCCTTGGGTTTTCTCCGTATACATCCATTCCCATTACAGTGCCTCCCCTTTTATCGTATCTCCAATTATTAATGATCTTACCAATTCTTCATCCTTAGACTTATTGATAATGTTATCAATAATCTTTTCTATTTCTTTTTCCATTACAGTACCCTCACAATGTCTTTGACCCAAGTGCTCATCTCTGATCCTTTGACATCAATAAGTAAAACTTTCTTTAGTCCTCTGCCTTGCTTAATGCTTTCCATGGCAACAACACTTGTAGGAAACCCTAACTGTTTTGTAATCAGCTTAGTTCCTTTCTTAATTGTTTCTAATTTATCAATCATATCTTTCTCCTATTGGTTATTAAATGTGGTTAATCCACTAACATAGACTATCATACAAGTCCCATATACTCAAGCAAAATGTTGGCTCGCCTTCGGCTCGCCCAAGACAAGCAAGCAACTCATCACTATCTCTAAGTCAAGGTGGAAGTCTATAAGAAACTACCTTTACTTAGAATCAAAGATAGTGATGAGT